TCAGTGGTGAGCTGGGCAACGCCGTTCTCATAGTCGATGATACCGACCTGGGAGCCGCCGTACAGCAGCTTGCTGCCGGAGTCCGTGACGCTCACACCGCTGCGCGCGATGGTCAGGGTGCCGGGCTTGACCGATCCGCCCAAGAACAAGTTCTTGGTTGGCGCGAAGGCGGCAGAGACGCTGCGAGTGACGGAACCCCCGCCCGACACGACACCGACCAGCAGCTGATTGGTCCGCGCGTCTGCCACCGGGGTTTCGATCTGCGCAGACGGCACCAGCTGGCTGAAGATGCCCTCCGCCTTGATGCTGAAGTCGCCAATGACTGCGGCCTCCGTGGTCTTGACCACGCCGTAATACTTGGCCGCGTCCGCCACCACAACGTCGCTGATCTTCGTGGACAGCGCCAGCTGCTCCTTCGTCGGGTCGATGCGGCGCGCGTCGAAGCCGGGGAAGTCCTGGCGCAGCGGGTCGCTGAGCTTCAGCGCGAGCGTATAGCGCTGGAAGTCGCCTGTCTCATCCGTGAAGGTCCGCAGGGTTGCTGAGGCTTCGATGATCCGCACGTACTGGATGAACTCGTTGGAGTAGCCCTGGCGGTGCGTGAGCGCCAAGGTGCCCCCGATGGGCGGCAGGTCGGCCGTGCGCTGGATGACGCTGATGACGGCCTGACCTTCGATGTGGTCGCCGTACAGAAACCCCGCGTAGTTGGCGCCCCGGTTCAGGTACGACTCGATGCGGCTGATGGCGGCTGAGCGCCGGTCAAACACCTCGTTGGTCGTGAACAGGGTGATCGACACGTTGGGGTCGTTGGGAGGCTCCGCCACGATGACGTTGGGTCCCAAGTACGTTGCGGTGTCCGGGGACTGAACCCAGACGTGGACCTTGCGCGCGGAGACGCGGCCGGCAGCGCGGTCCGACTCCGACACGTCAGGGAAGATGGCGTTGCTCACGCCGTCCGCGATCACGTTGGCCGTAGGGGCGCCGCCGCCTTCTTCGACATCGTCCATGACTTCGGACTTGACCAGCTTTACGTCGCCTTTTTGAATGGGCATATCAGACCTCCAGGAATTTCAGTTTGATTCGGAAGGAGTCCCCCGGCTCCGGCTTCTTGCCGGGCTGGAGGGCATCCGCCTCGATGGATTGGCCGTCAACATCGTTGAAGATGACGTTGAAGGTGCGGCCGTCGCCGAAGGTCAGGGTGACCAGTTCAGGCTTCGTGTTGCGGAGCGCCACAAGAGCGTCCAACTGGGCTCGCGTGACCCACGCGGTGTCGTCTCCCGATTCGAGGTTGATGCGGCGACCGGCGATGCGCTTGCCGCGTTGGATGATTGCTGCGCCCGTGATTGAGATAGCCTCGTTGGCCGTGATGGGCGACCATGAGAACTCGTTGGACCAGTACAGGTCCGGGCGCAGCGCAATGGCGTTGACGTTGAGGGTTGGCATGATTTACTTCTTGGTGATGGCGGTCGCGCCCGACTGCCGCAACACATTAATCACGTCTTCTACTGAACTTCCAGGTGCTGTAGTTACGCTGGCCGCTTGGCCTGCCGCATTCTTGAACGTGATGGTGACCGCGTTGGTGCTGCTGCCCGATGCTCCGACCGCTTGCCCCGTGGCAGCTGCGCCTCCTGAGCTGGGCGGGTTCTTCATCAGGTACTCCTGCGCCGCGCGCTGGACGGCCAGTGACAGCGTCTCGCTGTTGCCGTACTTCTTCTGCCCCGGGTTGTTGAAGTACTGGACGTTGCCCTTGGAGTCGGTGAACTCGCTGGCGATCTTGCGCGCCATTGCGTCGTCGTCCACGCCGTAACCCTTGAGCGTGTTCAGGATGCTCATCCACGTCTCTTGGACGGCGCTCACCGTCTGCCCGGTCGTGTCGGTCGAGAAGCCCTTGGCGTCGCGGCCCAAGCGCTTGTCCTCCAGCGCCTTCTGGTCCTCCTTCAGCTTGTTGATCCGCTGCTGGGCGGCAACCTGGGCTTCGGCCGCTGCGATGATGGCGTCAGCCGCTCGCGTCGCTGCGGTCCCCAAGTCGTTGTAGCTCTGGGAGGTGCCGGCCACTGCGGTGTCCAGCTTGCCGTGAGCCGCGACGGCGGTGCCTCCGATCTTGTCCACGATCACCTTGCCGGTTTCGTCCACCTTCACCGACAGCCCCTGAGCTGCCGCCTGACCCTGGAGGAACCCGGAGGCAACGCCCTTGTTAGCATCGACCGCCGCTTGCGCATAGGTGGTGAAGGCGGTGCGCAGCTCGGCAGTGGTCGATTGGCCGCTGTCCTTCATGACCTTGAAGGCTTCTTGGTACTTGGCGGCAGTGGCGGTCGCCTCCTCCCGGCTCTTCATGCCGAAGGTCTTGAAGGCTTCAGCCAACGAGTTGATGCCGGGCGTGAGCTCATCCAGCTTCGCCTTGGCCTTGGTGATGCCCTCCGTCATTGCGTCGCCGCTGATCTTGCCCTCCTTGCCGAGCTGTTGGAAGGACGCAATCAGCGCGTTCAGCTCTGCCGGGTTGTTCGCCTTGGCCAGCATCGCTTCGAGGGACTGCTGAATGAGCAGGCTGGCGTTGACCCCGCTCGCCTTGAGGCGGTCGAAGTCCTTCACGAACGCATCGAGCGTGACCCGGTTGTCGTTGAACGCCTGCGACGTGCGCGTGAGGGAGGCGGTCAGGTCTACCCCAAGCGCCTTCGCGCCGGCCGAAGCGATGTCCAGCAGCGCCTTCTGGACGTACTCCGCCGAAGCACCCGCCTTGGTCAGCCCGCCGATGAAGGCTGTCTGGAACTGTTGGAGCTCAGGACCGTTCAGCTTGCCGATGGCCTCCGGCAGCTCCTTGGCGATGAGCGCCGCAGTCGCCTTGCTCTTGACCGCGATCTCGCCGAACACCGCGCCCAACTGGGCGACCGTCTTGATGGACGGCGGCAGGGACACGCCGATGTCCTTGCTCAAGTTCGTGAACACGTCGCGGACCTCGTTGCCCGCCTTGGCCAGCCCCAGCGTCGCCTCTGCGCCTTGGACCGTGCTCAGCTTGATGATGTTGCCTGCGGCGGTCGCTGCGGCTTCGATCTGCTGGAACGTCATCTTGACGTCTGAGCCGACCTTCCCGAAGGCTGAGTTGGTTACGCCTGCCGCAGCGGTCGCGGCTGCACCCACCCTTGCACTTCCCGATTCGCCTGCCTCCGCCGCACGATCTAGTGCCGCGACGGCTGCGGAACGGAAGGAAAGCGCCTGATCCTCCGCCTTCTTGAACGAATCGGTGGCCGATCGCTGCAAGTCGGTGCCGAGCTGCTGCAGGTCTTTGCTGAGCTGCCCGAAGGTGAGCTTGCTCAGGGCGAGCGCCAAACCGCCGATCCACTGCTGGGAAATGCCTGCGACGACCGTGAAAGCGATGGACAGGGCGCTGATACCGTCCTGAATCGTGCCCAGGATGATGCCTACGCCTTGCAGGACACGCGTCAGGAAGCTCACCTTGTCAGACGCTGTGTCGATGCCGGTGAACGCGCCTACGATGCCGACTACACCGTCAGCCAGCGTGTCGAGTACCCGGGCGGCGTCCGCGATGGCCGACATGAGCCCGCCGAAGGTCGTGGTGATCACGCCATACAGCTGCTCGAACACCAGCTTGACCGCGTCCACCGTGGAGGGGTCCAGGTTGTTGACGGCGAGCTGGATGGTGCCGACGCCCATGGCCACGTCCTGGAGGACAGTTGCGACGCCTTGCCCGATGCCGCCCTTGCCGAGATTGATCAGCAGCTCGCTGAAGGTGTTCTTCAGGTTGTTGATCGAGCCCTGGAGGCTCTGTGCGTTCTTGGAGGCGGTCGGCCCGAAGGCTTCGACCATCGCCGGACCGAATGCCTTGAGGAACGTGACGCTGTCCAGGCCGTTCTCAACCAGCTTGCCCAGCTCCGCGACCGTGACGCCCATCGACTTGGCTGCGATGGCCATGGCTGGCGGCAAGCGCTCGCCCAGCTGTTGGCGCAATTCTTCCATCGACACCACGCCCTTGGACGCGATCTGCGCGATGGCCAGCATGACGCCGTTGGTGTCGTCCACGGACAGGCCCAGGGAGGCCGCTGCGCTCGCCACGCCCAGGAAGACCTGCCGGGTGGCCTCGCCTTCGAGGGCGGTGCCCTTCGTGGCTGACGTCAGCTTGGCGTAGCTGTTGGCGCTGGACAGCAACTCCAGGCCCAAGTCCTTCGCCACCTTGCGCACGAAGTCGAATTCAACCCCGGCGCGCTCTGCGGAGCCCGTGGCGAACTCCAGCTGCTTCATGACGGCTTCAAACTTGATCGTGGTGTCCACCACGGCCTGGATGCCCTCCTTGATCGCAGCGAAGCCGGCTGTGATGCCGGCGAATCCGATTGCTGCCTTGCCGATGCTCGCCAGGGAGGTGGCGGCGTTGTCGGCGGCAGGCTTGATCCCGCCCATCTCACCGCGCAGCTCTGCGATGCGAGCCTTGGCGGCAGTCGTGACGCGCTGAAGCTCCTCAGCCGGCGCCTTGGCGTTGGCTTGGAAGGTCGCCAGCTGCGTCGTGATCGCGGCAATCTCGCTCTTGAGCGAGCCACCGGACTTCATGTTCAGCGTCTCATAGATCGCGCTGCCCGCCTTCTTGGCGCTCGCCGTCGCGGTGTCGGTGTCGGCTGCGGCGCGTCGCATGGCCGTGCTCGCTGCGGTCTGAAAGCGGCCGAACTCTGCCTGAGCGTTGGCCACTTCGGTCTTCAGCGCCGTGACCTTGGCCTTGGCGGCGTCCAGGTCGGCCGGGGTCGCCTTCGAGGCGGCGAGCAGCTTCAGCTCGGCTTGGGCCGTCTTGAGCTCACCGTTCAGGATGCCGACCGACTGCTTGGCGGCTTGGCCGATCTTGCCCAGCTCTTGGCCGGTGAGCGTCGCGCCCTGCTTCGTGTTGTTCAGTTCCTTGGTGGCGCCTTGGAGGGCGGTCGTCACGCCCTTCGCGTCCGTGGCGGTGAACACCTTGTCCAGCGCAGCGCCGACAGCCTCCGTTGTGCGGGCCATCTTGTTCGAGTCGTTGACGATGCTCGTGGTGGTGGACGTGTAGTTGTCCTTGGAGTCCTTGACAGCCTTGTTGAAAGCGGCCGTGACCGCCTCCAGCACGACTGAGAATTTAAGGTTTGACACTGCTCAAGTCCTTCCAGAGTTTCTTGGCCCGGTCGTCGTTGTCCGACGCTCCGACCCGGATGATGTTCAGCAGCGTCTTCAGCCGGTTGGTCTCGTGGCGGTCAGCCGCCTTGCCGAAGCCCATGAACACGCTGTATGGGTAGTCCATCACTGCTGGGTAGGAGTGGCCTGCAGCGATGAGGCGTTGTGTAAAGTCATACCAATCTGGGACATCGCCAGCGCGAACCGGATCAGCTGCGGTGCGAGCCTTCGGACGAAAAAAGCCCCGTTGACCTCCAGCACCTTGGCTGCGACCCGGAAGAAGTCGTCAGGCAGCATGCGCTCATAGAACTCCTTGGGCGCGTTGGTCACCAGAGCCGCTGCGACCATCATGGCGTCTGAGTGATCGCTGATGAGCTTGAGCAGCGCGAACTCGTCAGGTGGCAGCTCGGCACCGTCCACGATCCGGTTGGCCATCGGCCCCTTGTCCTCGAAGGCGCTCAGGAAGGGCGCGCACGCGCGAGTGAAGCCCTGGAGGTGCTTCATGGTGACCTCCTGAACAACGATCTTGGTGGCCCCGACCGTGACCGTGCGGGCGTCCTCTTCAGGTGCCAGCTGTTCCAGTGATTTGTCCGTCATTTCCAAACTCCAGATACAAAAAGAGCGGCCTGACAGCCGCCCTTCTTAGGTTGTTGAGGGCGCAGCCCTGATCAGAGGTACACGAGCCGGCCGAACTTGCCGAACAGCACGTCATCCGGGCGGGAGGCGTCTGCCAGGCAGGAGCCTTCGAGGACGAACTGGCCCAGCTCCTCCGTGATCAGGCCCAGCTCGGCAGTCGGGTCCAGCGCGACCTTGTAGATTTCAGCCAGCACCTTCTTGTTGCCGTCCGCCGTGTTGATGCCCTCAAAGCGCACTGCGACTTCCTGGACACCCTTCGTGAAGAAGGCGACCACGTCAGCTGCGGCGGTCGTGTACGCGGCCTTGAGGGGCAGCGTCAGACCATCGAGACCATCGGCCTTGAACACCACCGTGCCGTAGTCCGGGTCCAGCGTGTACTTGCTGGCGTTGACGGTCGCTGGGCCCACGCTGGAGTCGGTGATGACCAGCGAGCTGACCTTCACGCCCTTGAGTGCCCAGATGTCGCCTTCAGCCAGCTCTGCCGGGGACAGCTCGCCGGTGACGTTGCCAGCAGCGGTCTTGCCCACGGTGCCGCGCACGGCCAGCGCCAGGTTTTCCGGCGACCAGTCTTCCAGCGTGGCGCTGATGGTGGACTTGTTTTCCGTGGTGATGGACTTGTCGAGCAGGCGCTGGCCGCTCCACGACTCCTTGTGCTCCAGCTTGCTGGTGTCGAACTTGGGCGAGAAGTCGGGGACGTTGCCGACCCAACGGAACTGACCCGTGACGCCGTCCTCGATGGGAGCGACGAAAACCTTGCCTTGACCGGACATGTACATGATTGATTCCTTGGTTTACGTGACGATGCGACCTTCAAACATGAAGGGAAAATAGGCGAACGAAGATGAGTAGCCCGCTGCCGGACCGCCCACACGGCTGAGAGGCCGCATCCACTCCACAGGAGCCCAACCCTGTAGAGCGTCGAGCACCTTGGGGATGATGACCCCCGCCTTGCTGCGAATTTCTGCGGTGTCCTGGAGCTGCGCCTTGGCGGAGCGAACTGCCAGGATGATCAGCCAGCGCTGATCAATTGGTTGGCGCGTCTGACCGGGGCGACGCTCGCCCGGTGCTGCGTTGCCTGCGTTGGCGACGATGTCGCCCGCGTAGATGACGTGGAGCGACGGCGAAGGCTGCGAGGACTCCATCATGTCAGCTACGCTGAACGGCGTCATCACGTGAGCCGGCTTGACCTCCGTGACCAGCTCCTTGAGCCGTGCCAGGATGGCCTCTTCAGCGCCAAAGTAATCGGTGATGTTGTTCATGGTGCGAGGAAAGCCGTGATGATGTCGACAATTTCTTCTTCGTCGTCTTCGCTGATGCCGAGCCACGGGCGAGCCGGCAGCGTGACCTCGCGCTTGGACGCCCAGGCGCCGCCTGGAACGCGGAAACGCAAATACTCGCCGTTCTTGGCCTGGATGACGGCGCCGAAGTGGAGCCATGGACCGTATGGGATGTTGGTGCCGACCTCAACGAAGTCGGTGCCCACGAAGTGGCTGATGCTGTTCATCAGGGCGCCGGTGTCGCGCATTGTCTCACCGCCCTGCAGCTTCGCGCGCAGCGACTGCACCCAGGCCTCGCCGTCCGGCGAAACACCGTCAGAGAAGCGCAGGCGCGTGTTCTCGGCCAGCCCAATGCCGATCTGGTCCAGCAGGTCGCGCTTGTCCCCGGGCGCAAGGCCCAGTTTGGTCATGGCTTCGAGCACCGTGCCCGGCTTGACGATGGCGCGAACTGCGATAGACATCAGATGTCCCAGACACTGCGGCGACGGTACGACACGAACTCACTGACGGTCGGCTGGAGTTCAAAAACCCGGTCAGAGAAGACCCCGCACACGGCTTGAGCGCCAACAGCGGCAGGCTCCAACGGCACGGTGATGACGGGCTCCTCCGGGGGAGGGTCGAAGGTCAAGCGCGCCTTGCCGGTGCTCACCAGCAGCAGCCACTTGACGGCCTGCTCATAGCGGTACTTGACATTCTCAGTCGGGCGGTCCTTGTAGAGACGGAACCGCGCGATGTCGCACACCGCTGACGTCAGCGGGCGCGGGATGTTGGGGAAGGGCGGCGTGTACACCATGGTGATGTAGCTCGCGGCCTCTTCAGATGCGTCCTTCAGGGCGCGCTCAATGGCTGCGTCCTGCGCCGCAGGGTCGCCCTCCAACAGTGAGTCCAGTTCCTCGTTGCCGAAGCTGGCCACCATTGCGGCTTTGTCTGCGTACAGGGTCGTTTCCATCAAGCGCTCCTTGGGGCTCGGCTGATCAGGCCGTGAGTTCGATGATCAGGTGCGGGCGCGTCACCATGGGCAGCTGGTTGGACTGCACGTGGAGGTCGATACCACGGTTGTAGTCCTTGTTCTGCTGGCGGGCGTAGTAGGGGATGGCGATGGTGTTCACCGTCTCCATGAAGTCGGCCGGGGCGCCGTACATGCTGAACGTGCTGTTCGTGCCTTGCGGGAAGGCGTGGCCCTTGCCTTCCGCGATGAAGCGGTGGCCGTCCACGGTCGCGCGGTACTCCTCGAAGGTCACGCCGCCCCAGGTGAAGCCCTTGCGCAGATCGCCGCCCAGTGCGTTCTTGGCTTCGGCCCAGCCCAGGTACGCTTCACGCACCGACTTGTGGTTGATCAGCAGGTCGAAGAATTCGCCGCTGACCAGCGCGTGCACGCCGGTGATGACTTCGCCCTGGGCGTTGTCTTCCATGTAGCGGATGATCTCGACGCACTTGCCGCGCACATCGGTGTTGGCGTTGTCCAGCTCGAAGTCGATGACCTTCTTGGTGACGCCGAAGGCTGCGAAGTAGTCTTCGATGGGCGACAGGTCGGCGTCCAGCACGATGCCTTGCAGCGCCGTGAACTTGCGGAACTCCATCGTTTGGTCGATTTTGTTCTTCATTTCCTGGAGCTTGTCGTTCACCCGGGTGGTGACGGCTTCCAGCGCGTTGTCGGTGCCGAAGGAGCGGACGCCCATCACGTCAGCCGCCATCACCACGTCTTCCAGTGGCATGTGCGGGATGGTGAAGGTGCGCACATTGCGCTTGCCGCTCTGGTTCTTGGGCGCGACACCGCCCCACGGGGTGGTCGGCACGAGCGTGAGCACGCCGTTCTTCATTTCGATGGCGACAGACTGGTTGGTCTGGCCACGGAAGTTGAACAGGCCCAGGTTCGTGACGCGGTCGTACACGTTGGGCAGGACGTTGATGGCCTGGCTCAGTTGGACCAGGGAGAAGCCATCCTTGAACGGATCGAGAATCATGGTGTTGCTTTCGGAGTTGCGAGGTGCTGAGGGTGCGTGGTCGATCAGACCTCGCGGACGGTGAGAATGCCTTGCAGCTTGAGGGCTGCGAGGGCTGCGGCCTTGTCGGCGTCGCTGATGCCTTCCTTGAAGACCAGACCGCCCGGGGCGATGTGGGCGTGGCGCACCACGGCAGCGGCGGGGACATCGGCAGCGCCGCGTGCGTCCAGGTCCACAGCCAGGATGCCAGCCGCCACGTCCTCGCCAGCTGCGCCGGCCGGGTTGTGGGGGACGTACTTGCCGGTGCCGGGCTCGACAGCGATGGTGGCGCGGTCGCCAGCCACGAACGGGGTTGCGCCTGCGGTGATCGTGAACGCCACGCCCTTCTTGTTGAACGCTTGGCCGACCGTGCCGGTGCCGATGTTGACGCCAGCCGGGTCTTCGACATCGAACTTGGTGGCTGCGGTGAAGATGACGTTGTACACGCCAGCTTGTGCGCCCTTGCCGATCACGGGGACGCTGGAGGTGCCGTTGCCAGCGGTGCCGGCCGACAGGGAGAAGGCGCCGACGCCCAGTGCGACCAGGCCCAGGACGGTGCCCGTGCGCAGGAGGCCGGACAGACCCTTGACCACGATGTTGTCGCGGCTGTAGCGTTGGTCCTCTTCAAACTTGAGCCAATCGCCTTGGACGGAGAGATTGACCAGCGGTGCGGTGTGCATGTTGCGTATCCTTCAGGTAGTTGCGGGGTTGCTTCGCCAGTGCTGGTCTCAGCGCTTGGAGAATTGGGCGTGCTGGTCCTTGCGGGCCTGCGCGTTGGCCAGCAGCGGGTTCGCTGGCGCTTGTTCGGGTTCCTTGCCGGTCTGCGCGATGTGCGAGAACAGCGTGGAGGGGACTTGCTGGGTGGGCGCCGGCTTCTTGGCTTCGCGCATCTGCTTGGCGGAGAAGTCGAAGGCGCCTTGCGGCAGGGACTTGAGCATCACGGCGTCTGCGTCGTCGGCCTTGTACTCGCGGCCGGTGTCGCTGAAGAGCGTCTTGATGTCGGCTTCGCGGCGGTCGGCGCTGAACTTGTTCAGTTCCGTGACGGCTGCGTCGCGCTCGCCGGTGAGGGCGGTGTTGGCTGCGGTGAGGCGGGCGTTTTCCGCCTGCATTGCTGCGATCTGTTCCGGGGTCATAGAAAATTCTCCAGTGGAGGGTTGCTGAGGTTGCCCGCCACTGGGCCGCGACATTGCGGTGGCGGAGGTGTTCGAGTCGTGGCCGGTCGCTGTGAACGACACCTCCACGATCCTCGAATTGCGAAACACCGTCAGCGGCCCAGGCAGGGACTTGCCATTGACGGTGGTGGAGGTGCCGGCCTTGATCTCCTCGATGCTGCCGGGCTCGATGTGGACGCTCATCTGCCAGGGAAAGCCGTCATCCGACTCCTGGGCGACTGCGACACCAGCGGGGTTCGACATCAGGACGCCTTCGACCTTGAAGCCTTCGGCGTCGCTGATGGAGTGGTCGGTCACGTAGCCGGCGCGTTGGCTGCGGTCGTGGTCGATGAGGGCTGGCAGGGAGGGGTTGACCGCCATCGTGTGGAGGTCAAAGATCACGTTGTCCCAGTACCAATGACCGGGGATGACCTCGCCGCTGTAGCCCACGCCAGCGAACTTGCGCTTGGTCTTGGTGCCTTCGCCCTCCTGGGTCATCTGCGGCTGCGTCAGAAACTGAAAAACCCGGTTGTCCGGGGCGAGTTGGCGAGCAGTAGCAGAGGGCATGTGTTTTCCTGGGGTGGTTGAAGAGCTTGTGGTGGAGCCCCACCTGAGAGAACCACGCTTATACCGGAAATGAATTCCAAGGCAAGCGTCTCAGCAAATTCCTGCACCTAGAAGCCCCCGCGTGCGGGGTAGTGCAGGCCGGGGCTCCGAAAAGTGGCAGCGCGTGCGATTTACTGGTCAGCTTCGCGTTCCGGGGCGCCATCCCTGTTCGATCCGGCGCGGTCCGAAGCCTCCCTGATGTCCTTCTTTTTGGCCTTCATGGCTGCTGCGAGGCGTGGCTTGTCAGGAATATCGAACACCGTCAGTGCGTCTTTTGCGCCTTGGACGTACTCCGCGCCTGGGTTGTAGTCCCATCCGTCATCAGGATCAGCCACGGGAGGCAGCACCGTGATGCCGCGTTTCTGGGCTTGCTTCTCACTGAGGCTGATGACCGTGCAGCGGCAGCGGTATCCGTTGGGTGGGTAGTGCGTTTTCCAGAACGGGTCGTCACGGTGGAGGATCGTGTTGTCCATCGCACTGTGCGCGGCCCGGGTACGGCTGTCATTGATCGCATCGTACATCAGGTATGGGCGAGTGCTCATGACCCGACCCTGCTGGTCCCAGCGCCCACGCGCGTAGCTCGCCTGCATGTTGGTGCGGAAGATGTTGTCCAGGCGATGCTTGGGCAGCTTGATGCCCATGTCGCCCTTCTTCACCGCCTCTTGGAAGCTGGCGAACGTGCCGCCGTCCTTCAGCACCTTGCTCACGGCGTCGATCACGAACTTGATCTGCTCCAGGCTGGCGAGCCCGGCAATCGTCGTGGCCTGGGAGCGCTGGACGCCCACCAGCTTGCCGTAATACTCGTCAGGGAGGACGACATCACGCTCAACGGCGTACTTGACAGCCTCCTTGAAGCTGAGATTCTTCTTGACAAGGGCTTCAGCTGCCATAGCGGGGCTCCGGTGAGCGCGGCACGAACCACTTGGCATCGTGGCCGCACGCCAGCTTGATGTCGCGGACCCCTTCGCACGGCGTCATCGTGTTCTGATGGCCGTTGGACATGTCAAGCACCTCAGCGAGCTGGGGCGCTGTACACCATTGCTCACGCGGCTTGACCACGTGCTGGCAACCTGAGCAGCTGGGCCGCATGTCACACCTTCCCTTCGGCGTGGACGTAGCCCAGCACGTCTGCTGCGAACAGCGCGCGCTCCAACACCTCCACGAAGTCCTCCTGGGCTACTTGGTCGCCGATGAGGGCAAACAAGCGGTCCTCCAGGTCTTCAGGTGACGTGGCGGCAGTGATGGCGGTGCGGATCGCGTCCAGGTCCAGGGGCAACCCAGCCTCCTCCAGCCCCGCGTCAGCCTGGTCCTCCACCTGCTGTTGCTGCTTGGTGAACTTCTTGCGTCCACCTGGCAGCTGGGAGAAAAGATGCCCCGGGAGTTGGCTTGCCTTGACCGCACTGTCCTTCTTCGCACCACTCTTGGCAGGAGGCTGGCCGACCTTGGCCCCCTTAGCTGGTGCGCCCGGGAGGGCTGGCGGAGTTTCGCCTTCAGGTGCGGCTTCGCTTGCCATCTCAAAGTCCGTGGCACGTAAATCGTAGTTGTCTTGGTAGTAGTCCGGTGTGAAGCGCACCCCTTGGGTGTACAGCTTGCTGTCACGCTCAGCCCGGTCGCTCTCCAGCCCCTGGTCGTCTGCGAACCAGACCTTCACGGGAGCCCAGCTGTTCACCTTACACAGAGCGTCGACAACCCGCTGGAGGGTCGCCGTGGCCATCATGATGTCGGCGTTGCGCTTGTCCATGCGTACCAGCTCGTGTACCTGCCCCAGGGCGCGGTTGCCTGAGCCGCCGTCCGTGCCACTCGTCAGGGTCTGGCCCAGCACGACTTTCTGGATGCGCCGCAGCGATGCGGCCTCGAAGTCAGCGAACACAGTGCCTGCGCCCTGAGCGGCGCCAACTGCTGCGACCTTGTCGTCAGGTCCGATGCCCACGACTGCGTTGCTGTGCGCCATGAGCAGCGCCTTGACCATGGCGGTCGGGTCGGAGGAGTTGCCCACCAACAGCGGAGTGCCGAAGCGCTCCAGGAACTTGCCCCAGAACTTCCAGCCATTGGTGCGAAAGAACCAGGGCCAGTACAGCTTGGCCAAGATCGCCTCGCCGTAGGGCATCTCATACGTGGGCATGTTGCGGGTGCAGAAAAACTTGTACTCCTGGTCCACCTCCAGGCCGTACCCTGAGCTGCGGCCATCGTTGGGGTAGAATATCAGCTTGCCGTCGCTCTTGGGCTCGAACCACTGCATGGGCTTCTCACCCAGGAAGGCGAAGCCAATGTCGCCCTTGTCGGTCTGGGCATACACGGCTTCAATGACGCTGTAGCCGAACAGCCGCGCCTTGAACACCGTGGCCACGAGGCCCGCCATGTGCGGCTGAAGCAGCTCCATGAGGCGCTTCGACTGCTCCGTATCCCCGGGCTCCAAGTGAACGGGGGTGGCCAGCAGCGCGTCCCGGCGCGTCTCGCACACTTGGCTGATTTCGTCGTCAGTGAGCAAGACCCTGAGCTTGTAGCGCTGGATGCCCGCTTGGCGCAGCGTGTCCTCCAGGTCAGGCATCTTGGTGAGCATCTGGACCAAGAGGTCAGTGGCCTGCTCATCGTAGAGCTGCGCTGCCAAGGGCGTGCTGAGCGACCCCGGGTTGGCGAGCGGCTGGCCGACCGCAACAGAAGTGTTCTTGGGCGCACCGAAGTCCCGGAGGAACGTGGTGACACCGTTGGCGATGTGTGAGAGCTTCATTGCGATCCTGAGTTACATTGTTCGCCCGCCACCGGAGGCAGGAGTTGGGGACTTGGGTTTGTCGTTTTCACGGGTCTGGAACCAATTGACACCTTGCGTCCAGGCATCCACGTCATCGTCGTGGGGTACGCCTGGGAACTTGGTGAACACGTCCACGAAGTCGATCACCCACTCATACCCTGGAAGGGTGGGGCTGGGCAAGTAGAAGTTTCCGGCCTCGTGTTGGGGCTGGACAGCGTTGGCGCGCACCACCTTGCCGCCCTGTGGCGTGATCGGGGTGAGCGCAGCCACTTCGTGCTCCAAGGCGTCGATGACGGCTGGGCCGTTGGCCTTGTCCTCGATGAGCACTGCGATCAGCTTGCGCTTGAATGGCAGCATGGCTGCTGAGTTCTGGATGGCGGTCTTGGTCTTGCTGAAGCCCATGGTGTCGTTGACCCGGGCAAGCAGGTATTTGTCGGCACCGCGCCGGCCGATACAAAGCCCGCTCACCGGGTCGTTGCCCAAGCCGTCCTTGAACGAGCAGTCCCAGCTCCAAATGATCTCCTCCATCTGGCTGAAGAGCTGAGCAGGCGGGGCATGGTAGTAGCGCCAGTCCTTGGCCTTGAACAGCGTGCCCTCCCGGCTTCCTGGGTTCTGTTGGAGCTGAGCGGCTGTGTGGTACTTGCCCAAGCGGTTTTCCATCTCAACCACGGTGGGCTCAGACAGCCGGGCAGGCGACAGCAGCTCGCCTTGCTTCTTGCGAGGGTCCACGAAGCCCAGTGACGTGGTCTTCGTGAGTGCCTTGTCGTAGCGCATGGGCAGCACGAGGTGTTCCCAGCCCATCGATGCGCCCATCTCATGCTCAAGGATGTAGCCTGTGAGGTCGCCTTGAGCCAAGCGCTGATGGACCACCACGATGGCGTCGCTTTCTGGGTTGTTCAGGCGCGTGGATGCCGTGCCCTTCCACCACTCGATGGACGTGGCCAGCTTGACAACTGAGTCGGCCTCCAGGGCTGACACAGGATCGTCCACCACGATGCGGTTGCCACCGAAGCCCGTGCCCGCTGCGTCCGTGGCGGTGACGATCCGGGAGCCCTTGTGGTTGTTCTCATACCGGGTCTTGACGTTCTGGTCTGACGTCATGCGGTACTTGTCACCCCAGCAGCGCTGATAGGCTTCGCTCTCGATGATGCGCCGGGAGTCCACAGCATCCCGGGTGGCCACGTCCTTGGCGTAGGAGGCGGTCAGGTACTGGAGTGACGGGCGCTCGATCCACTCCCAGGCAGGCCACGCCTGCGAAATGATGGTGGACTTCAACATGCGGAAGGGCAGGTTGATGAGCAGGCGCTTGATCTGACCCAGGCTCACAGCCTCCAAGTGCTCGCAGATAGCGTGGACATGCCAGTTGTCCACGTACTGAGTGCCTGGCTGAAGGACAGGCCAAGCGAAGTCAGTGAAGAAGCGGTGTAGTGAGCGCTTGGCTTGCTCCGCCTTGACGCCTTCGAGGCGTTGGAGGAGCTGGGCGGGGTTGAGCGGCACGGTGGCGACATCCGCCTTGCGACCGCCCCTCATGTCATCGCTCCCTTGCGCTCTTGCTCATCCATCTTGCGTGGAAGCTCAGAGTGCCAGCCTTCGTCCCACTCAGAGGCGCGTCGCTCCCAGTCGAAGGCGCTGCCTGTCTGGCGATCTGGGTGCTTGTATGGCGAAGCGCTCTTGGGCAAGCCCTTACGGCGTGCTGCGCGGCCACGGTCGAATGGTGCTGCGCTCATTTGGGCTTGATCTCCACGACACCACGCACGTACTCCACGCGGGGAGGACGCCAAGAGGCCGGGATGCCGGTGCGCACGTAGCGTCGGACAAACCCGGCCTTCACGTCTGCCACGAGACACTTGGTCTGTAGCACGCCGTCCAAGTAGACATCGAACTGACGCAGCACTTCCACGGGGTCAACCCCGACCTCCAGGCGCGTCCTCACTTAGCAACCCCGCTGGCGACGGCCAGAGCCTGCTTCAGCAAGGCTTCGTACTCATCGAGCTTCGCCTTGGGCAAGCCTTCGAGGCCCATGTTGATAGGTGGCGCACCATCGACGCCCTGGATGGCGACCCGCTTGGCGTGGCGATACGGCGCAGCCTTGTTGGCGGCATCCATCCGCACGTGCATCGGATAGCGAGGATCACGGGCGACACCTTCGAGGATGTCCAGCGGCGTGTCAGCGGACTTGCCCAGCACCTCAGTGAAGCGGGCATCGTCCTTCTGCTTGATCGACTTGAAGCTGAGGGCCACGCCGTTCTCATCGACCGTCAGGCCGGCGCGGTTCTTGTAGACGCCAGGAACGTCCGTGGCCTTCAGCGAGCTGCGTGGAGCGCGCGGAAGGGCTGACCTGGAGGGAGGTTTGCTTGCCATAGTGCGCGCGATTCTATCGGCTGGCTCCTGAGCCACGCAGCGACCAAGCAAACTGAGCGTCCTGGCAGGTGAAATTGGCGACAGCAGCGAAGGGTACAGGCGCTCAGCTTCTGCGTGTTCTAGGCTGAGTTACGTTTGGATAAGGTTAGTTCTCCATTCGGTGAAAAACGCTCTCAACGCCGGGAAATCAAGAATTGCTCAGGATCGTGGCCCCGTCACACCTCCGGCAAGGTACAGCAAAAGTGCTCATATGAGCGATGGGGCTTAGTTCTCGATAAATACCAAGGAGTTCTTCATTATTTAAAAATGGGGAACTGCTGTAAACTGTGGCGGGTACACGCTCTCCGCACTCAGTTCTTTAGTTCCTCTTTTCCCCTTTGTTTAGGGAAGAAAAGTTAGTAATAGATAGTGGGGAGAAAGGTGCGCGAGCGTGAAGAACTAGAAGAACCGAGAACTGACCCTGCCGGAAGGCCAGTCGGGCCACGATTCTCAACGTCAAATTCAGTTCTAGACAGCTCCTCAGTTCTCCTTTGAGAGCTCACTTTTCTTAACTCTCAGCAGATCGTTGAGAGAAAGTCACCCGCCACTACAGCATACACTTGTAGCAGTTCCCGCCATTTCTCAGCACCGAAGACACGAAGGAGCCCAGAGACGCAGAAGGCTCAGGAACGGGGCGGGCCGACATCGCTCAGCAAGCCCAGACACGGGGCGAGCGGGTGGCGGTCAATCTGTACAACGGCGTACACCGTGGCGCAACCGTTGAGTGGTCTCAAATTTTCCGGTCCCTCGATGCTACGCAATCAAAGGTGTAGTATCAAGAGCGGCCGTTGACTGCCGGCGAAGGCGGCTGACACCTTAAAGCAACACAAAAGCGGTCGTATATAGTTCGGTCCGCGTCGCGCCCCGGGCTTCAGGCACCTGAGTTACGGCGGGCGAGGTGGTCGTGGTTTGCTTGTCGGCTCCATCACACCACTCTGCCTGCAGCCCGGGGTTAGCGACCTTGTCAAGCTGGTGCGTAACGCCAGATGACTCGTACACATCTATGGAGCGACAATGGCCACGGCCCCGACATCGAAGACAAAGACCCCCATGACGTCCGCGCAAGTGCGTGAGGCGATGATCCGCAAGTTAGAAGGCAGTGCGCTGGACCTGAAGGACGCCAAGGCGTTACAGACCAGACCCTACACGGCTGAAGAGGCCAAGGCACTCAAACTCCCCGCCACCAAGGCGGGGTTTCTCATTCCATACTTCGACCTGAAGGGCAAGCCGCTCAGGTTCTTCCGTTTCCGCTACATGGAGGACACCCGCAAGGGCTTCCAAGCGGCGGCGAAGGTGAAGGCGCTCAGGTACGCGCAGCCCAAGGACTCCACCGTGGAGCTGTACCTGCCGCCACTGGTGAAGTGGGAAGGCATCGCGGCCGACCCGGAGGTGCCGGTGCTCATCACGGAAGGCGAGCTGAAGGCGGCGTGCGCCACCAAGCACGGCATCCCGACTATCGGCCTGGGCGGTGTCTGGTCGTTCCAGAGCAAGCCCAGAGGCGAGGCAATCGTGAAGGGCTTCGCAGACTTCGACTGGGAGGGGCGCACCGTCTTCATCTGTTACGACAGCGACGGCGCGACGAACCCGGACGTGGTGAATGCAGAGTCCCGGCTTGCTCAACGCCTTGTGGAGAAGGGCGCGGTGGTCTTCATCTGCCGCATCCCCGTACCGGACCACAGCGCCAGCGAGGAGGGCGAGGAGTCCTTGGCGCCCAAGGTCGGGCTGGACGACTACATCGTGGCTCACGGCGTGGACTCCCTCCGCTCGCAGGTGCTGGACACTGCCTTCGAGTACGACGCAAGCGCAGCTCTCCACAAGCTAAATGAGCGCGTGTTGTACGTGCGCGACCCCGGCCTGATCTGGGATCACTCCACACGCATGCGCATGGCGCCGTCCGCGTTCAAGGAGCACGCCTTCAGCAACCTCCACTACTTCGAGAAGCGCGTGGACAAGAAGGGCAACGAGACGCTCACCAAGGTCTCAGCGGCCAAGGCGTGGCTGGAGTGGGAGCACCGGGCGGAAGTCCCCGGCGTGTCGTTCGCTCCCGGCCAGGACCGTATCACGGAGCTGGGCAAGCTCAACAGCTGGACAGGCTGGGGAGTCCCGGAGCCGGAGGAGGGCAACATTGACCCGTGGGTGAGCCTGCTGGACCACATCTTTGCCGACGACCACGCCGCGCGCAGGTACTTCGAGCAGTGGGCCGCTTGGCCGCTACAGAACCCAGGCGGCAAGATGCACGTGGCGTGTGCGATCTGGGGGCCGGTCCACGGCTCCGGGAAGACGCTGATGGGCGCTATGCTGCGGCGCATCTACGGCAACAAGCACTCCACGGAGCTGAAGGACGCGGACCTGGAGGACGCGCGCTTTGAGTGGGCGGAGAATCAGCAGTTCGTGCTGGCCGACGACATCACGGCGCGAGGCGACCGCAAGTTCATGCGGAAGCTGATGACGATGATCACTCAGTACTCGATGCGGATGAACCCCAAGTACATCCCCAGCTACGTGATTGAGGATTGTATCAACTACTACTACACGTCCAACGACCCGGACGCCCTGTTCATGGACGATGAGGACAGGCGGTTCTTTGTCCACGAGGTCCGCGCCGGCAAGCTCAAGAACACCGGCTGGTACGTGGACTGGATGAAGAGCGCGAGCGGGACGGCCGCACTGTGGCACCACCTCCTCCACATCGACATGACGGGCTTCGACCCGCACGCCCCGGCCCCCTCCACGGTCGGCAAGCAGCAGATGATCGAGCTGGGCAAGAGCGAGCTGGGCGCTTGGGTCCACGAGCTGAAGACGAACACCGACCAGATTCTGGCCAAGGGCAAGATGAAGGGCGACATCTTCAGCATCGCTGAGCTCCACATGCTGTTCGATCCGCACGGCGACAAGCGAGCCTCAGCCAACGCACTCGCGCGGGAGCTGAAGCGCGCCGGATTCTCGTCACCAGCGACCGGCAACAAGCTGCGTATGCCAGACGGCAAACAGATCACCGCGTACTCCGTGCGCAACACCGACAAGTGGGACCACTGCGCCTGGAAAGAGGCTTGTGACCACTACATCGAGCATCACCCCGACCTTACCGCCAAGCCTGTAGGTAAGAAGTTTTGACATCAGGCGTAACACTTGGAGCACCGACAATGACCGACACGAAACAAGACCTGAAACTGGCGAACCTCAAGCACCTCACGGCGCAGATGGTCCTCAACCAGCGCGAGAAGCCGACGATGAACGCAACCCCGCTTGACGGGGTGATCGACTACGCCGTGGGCGGGTCCGCGATGGACCTGGCGACCTCCGCCTTGGATGAGGCTATCCCCAACGGGCAGCGTCTGCGCGTTCAGTTCGCCGCAGCGCTCGCCAGTGAAGGCTGGATGATCCAGTTGGCCTGGCTCCGCGCCAAGGGCTACAACGTGGACAACCTCGTGACCATGCGCCCCTTCGAGAAGCCGACTGAGTATGAGGCCGGCATCTTCGCTGAAGCGCTGGAGGGCTGCTACATCAACGTGATCGAGGACACGAAGTGCCCTCACTGCGGCGAGGAGACGAAGCCGACCGCAGGCTTGGAGTGGAACACCCAGGCGCTGGCGCAGCTAATGGAGACGTGCGTGGAGGCTCACCAGTCGAGCATGCCGGTGATCGGGCTGACTCCGGCCGAAGTCCAGAGCGGCCACGACCGCGTCAAGTGGGCTGAGGGTCTCATCCGTCAGCTCCCCCGCACGCACGAAGGCCGCAACAGCTGGCTCATGAACTTTGGCGAGGGTCCGGCCGACGCCTTGACGTATGTCTTCACCGGCGTGGAGGAGCAGACTGGGCCTGAAGACCGCGCCACCAGCACCCTCACCATGGCCGAGCCGGAGGACGGCACCCTCAACGATGTTGGCGAGCGCAACCACTTCGACTACAACCAGCGAGCCATCAAGCTGGATCGGGAGTACGGCCCAGAGCCGGGGCAGTGCGGCGTCAGCAAGACACCCATCGGCTGGAGCTGCACGCGCGCCAAGGGCCACGAAGGTCCGTGCGCAGCAGTCGTGATTGCCTACGATCCGCGCAGTGAGATCGAAGACACCGCGCGCCTTCAGTGGATCGTTGAACAGCTCTCTCCAGACCAGCTGGCGAGCATCGGCATGTTCCCGTTCACGGATGAGAAGGACTTGGAGCACCTGCGTCAAGTGACCGACGATGCCCGCCGCGCCCAGCCGGCCACGCGCAGCTACCGACACGGTGAGCTGGAAGTCCAACAGGACTCCGCCAGCGTGGACCGCTTCGCAGCGGCGATCAAAGCGCGCATGCGGGCCAAGGGCGAGCTGGGCTACAAGGGCTGGCGCGAGGCCGACGCCTACGACCTGGTGAACCGCTACCACCGCCACAGCGTGGGCGGCAACATCATCGATGCCGGCGCGTACCTGATGATGTGCTGGGAGAAGGACGTGGAAAACCTCCCGCTGCTCTCCCCGACCGCGATGCGCTACCGCTTCGAGGACGATCTGCTGAACCTCACCCAGAAGGCCCAGAGCGCGCTGGACAACGGCGATGCCCGCCACCAGTGGGTGAGCGCCATGGAGCGCTGCCGCACCACCTTCAACATCGGCATCCTGACTTCGTGCGAGCTGCGGCGCCGGACGCGCGGCTGGTTCGGTCGGTTCCTGGCGAAACTCCAAGGAGAATGAGATGAGCGTCAAAGTACACCCGCTGCTGATCGCGGACAACACCCACATGGCCGACAAGGTGTTGCACTTCGTCCCGGACGGCCAGGAGGTTTGCGAGGTCTGCCGGCTCAGCAAGCACCGCATGCGCTTCTTCTACACCAACGAACCGGAGTTCTGGGCGCTCGCTCTGACGCAGACGCATCTGGGCATGGTCAACCCCAGCACGGAGTGCGTGGAGCCGTTCGTGCCGTGCCGGCCCCCGGGCGAGCCCCGCCGCGACCCGCACATGTTTGCGGCCAACATCATTGCGGGGAATTTCGGTGGCCCTCTCCAGTAACGATCTGCGCAGCGCAGCCAAGCGGACACGCGAAGCTGCAACGCATTACGAAGCGCTGGGGGTAGCCGTGGGC